TCTTGTTGAAGACTTTGTATTTACAACATCTGGAGATAACTTAGGAGTTAATTATAGTTCTAGTCAACTAATATATTGTGAACACAATACTTTATATAATGAAATAAACTGGTTTTATCCAAAAGCTAACACAACTCAAATAAATAGATGTGTTAATTATAATTATGGTGAAGATTGTTGGACAACATCATCTCTTTCTAGAAGTTCTTATGTTGATCAAGGAGTCTTTAATAACCCTTACGCAACCGATTATGATAAAACTTTAACTCCTAATTTTCCAATACAAGGAATAAGTAATTTATTTGGTGCATCAATTTATTACGCTCAGGAAACAGGAACTGATCAAGTGAATAGCATTACTGGTACAACCTCTATTAACGCATACATCCAATCAGGAGATTATGATATTACTAACTCTAATAATATTGCTGATTTACGGGGAGACGGTGAATACATAATGTCCGTTAAAAGATTTATACCTGACTTTCAAGTGCTTACTGGTAATTCAAAAATTACATTGTTAATAAATAATTATCCAAGTGATACAGCTGCAAGCTCACCTCTTGGACCGTTTACAGTTTCATCATCTACTGATAAAATAGATACACGTGCTAGAGGAAGACTAGTGGCACTTAAGATAGAAAATGATGCTATAGGAGAAACCTGGCGTTATGGCACAATGCGATTAGATGCTAAACCAGATGGGAGAAGATAATGGCTAAAATAACTGCATATATACCAGAACCAAAACAAGAGTATGAAGTAGATAATCAGAGACAAATTTTAGAATCTGTTGAGACTTTAAAAAACCAACTTAATTTTTCATTTCAAAATGATTTAAAAGAAGAACAAAATACATATAATTATTTTTTATCCTAATGACTATACAATATAAAAGCGAAGTATTTGATTTAACTACCACTAATTTAACTACGGTTTTAAATATATCTGTATCAGCAGTAGCTATTGTTAAAACAGTACAAGCTAGTCACATGGATGCATCAAATGTAGATGCTGATTTATACTTAAAAAAATTTGGTGGCAGTGACGTAGAAATAGGTCATGCGCAGCTTAATAAAAACTCTGAAAATATGATTGTAAATACCTTGAATTTAGAAGCAGGGGATGTTATAAAGATGCAAGCAGATACAGCAAATGAAATAACAGGCGTTGTAAGTTATGCTTTGATAGACAGATCACAGGAGAATGGATAATGGCAAATGAAGATTTATTAAAAATACATTGTACCACTACAGTGATTATTAGAAATACTAAAACCAATAAAATATATAAAGATGAAGCAGAGAAAGAGTCCGATATAGCTAATCCTAATACTGAAACAACGGCAGAACATATTGCTCAGGATGTTGAAATACAGGTTTCACCTAAAGGACTAAATGCACTACAGAAAGTAATGAATGAAAATAAGAAATCTAACACCTAAAGGTGGAACTGAATTACAATTAAGTTTTTTAAATAAATACGTAGATAAGAAATTATTAGACCAGGTACAAATTTGTACTTCGATACCAGGTAAAGTTCCATTAGATTCAAATAAAGTAAATATACTTTGGCAAAAAAATTCTTACGATCAACCTAATTTATACCCTTGGTTTAAAAATAAAACTAATCATTATAAGTATGATTGGTATGTGTTTAATTCTCATTGGAATCATGAAAAGTTTAGAATGATGTTTGGTCTACCTTCCGAAAAATGTATTGTTATAAAAAACGGTGTAGACAAAATAGAACAATCAAAACCTTATCAAAAAGGACAACCCATAAAAATCATACATCAAAACACTCCTTGGAGAGGTTTATCTGTATTACTTGGTGCAATGCAGTTAGTTAAAAACCCACTAATTACTTTAGATGTATATTCATCTTGTGAAGTTTATGGCAAAGATTTTATGGATAAAAATGATAAAGATTACAAAGCTCTTTATAATCAAGCGGAGTCTTTACCTAATGTAAATTACATTGGTTATAAACCAAATGAATATATTAGAGAAAATATAAAAAATTATAATATGTATGTATATCCAAGTATATTTGAAGAGACTTCATGCATATCTTTATTGGAGGCAATGTCTGCTGGATTGTACAGTGTTATAACAAACTATGGAGCTCTTTTTGAAACAGGCGCAGAGTTTCCAATGTATATTCCCTATGACAGTAATTACAAAACTCTAGCTGAAAAATTTGCTTATGGAATAGATGCTGCTGCAGCAACACTTCATGAAAAAGTAATACAAAACCATTTAACTACACAATCTAATTACACACAGTTTTATTATTCTTGGAATAAACAAGCTGCTTCATGGACTAACTTTTTACAAGGAGCAATTAATGCCAAAGCCAAATGAACCTATATGGTTTAACCAAGACAAAACAGTAACTCCAAATGGAGATACTTACCAAACAATTAAGACTAACAAAGTAGAAAATAAAATAACAGAAATAAATATAGGAGAGCAATCTCCCTATAAAATAATGGTTTGTACTCCTTGTCATAGTGATGTTAGTATGCATTACACACAAGCAGTATTAAAATTTCAACAAGCGTGCTGGTTTAAAAAAATACAATGCAGCTTTACATTATTAAAATCATCTTTGGTTACTCAAGGTAGAAATTTATGTGTTGCTGAAATGTTAAACCACGAAGACAACTACACTCATTTATTATTTATTGATTCAGATATTGACTTTAATGCTGAAACTATTTTTAAAATGTTAGAGTTTGATAAAGATATTATTGGAGTACCTTATCCTATGAAAATATTAAGTTGGGATAAAATATGGAGAAGACATACTTTAAAAGAAAAAGCTATTAATGATGCTAATGATCTAGCAAAAGCAGGATTTACCTTTCCTATTAAAGTAGAGGATCCTAATTCAATTAACGTGGACCGAGGACTTATGGAACTAACTCATGCTCCTACTGGATGTATGTTAATTAAAAGAGAAGTTCTGGAAAAGATGATTAAAGAATATCCTCACTTAGAGATATTTCAACCCACTAATATTAATGGTAAAGAAGAGAAAAAAGATAATATGTACAATCTATTCGACACCTTACATGATCCTGTTACTAAACGTTACTTCGGGGAAGACTTTGGATTTTGTCAAAGATGGACAGATTTAGGTGGTAAGGTATATGGTTACATAAATGACTATATAACTCATGTAGGAGAATACTCTTATTGTGGTCGTTTTAGAGACGATTTAGAACAAGCAACTAAGCCTGTCAAAGCAGTTGACGACACTAAAAAAATCAAATAAAGTATCACATTTACAGGATTTCTACGCCTGCTTAACAATATAAATATATTTAAATTATGGCGATATCTAGATTTTTAATGAACAGACAATTACAAGCAGACGGTGGTATTATGCAAGTGGCTCCTAGAGAAAAATTTGGTTTAGGTAGTAAACTTAAAAAGTTTGTTAGAAAAATTATACCCAATGAAGTAGCAGAAGTTGCAGTCAAAGCAGCACCTTTCGTTGCACCATTTAACCCGGCAGTTGCAGCAGCAATGTCAGGTATTGGTACGTTTGATCAAACGGGAAGTATTGGAGACTCACTAAAAGGCGGGGCTTTAACTTATGGACTAGGTCAAGGCGCTAGATATTTAGGTGGCGCAGATTTCCAAGGTAATCCTTTTAAAACAATTGCAGGTGACCCAACATCAGGAGCATTCAGAGGTGGACTAGAAGGACTTAAAGGAGGATTTAGTTTTCCCTTGGGAAACCAAACAGGATTTAAATTAGGTCAACCCGTTCAAGAAATTCAAGGTGTAGGCGTAGATATAGATACTACAGTGCCTTTAAAAAAATCAATCAGTGATAAAACTTTTGGTGAAAAAGCTTTGGATCTGGGTAAAAAAGCTGGTAAAGCTATCTTTTATAAACCAGACGGTAACGATGGTTTTATGCTAGATAAAGCTGTAGTATTAGGAGCAATAACCGCTGCAGCTTCATACATGGAAGCAAAAGCATTGGCAGATGAAGCAGGAATTGATTTAAGTGAACAAGAATACAACGATCTTGCTTATCAAGCTGAAGTAGATGCTTATCGAAAAGAACAAGCAAAAAACTTTGAAAATTTTTTTGAAGGTAAAAAAGACGGTGGTAGAATAGGATTTAAAAAAGGATCAGACCCTGTGTATGAAATGTACTTAGAAGATTTAGAAGCAGGTATAATACCTTCAGATAAAAGTTATAATGAATATTTAGATGATATAGAAGACGATCCTGATTATGATTACTCTTATGCTAAAGGCGGTAGAGTATCTAGAAAATTTGGTTCACCTAAAGAAGGTGAGTCGGAAGTAGGTATCATGACTATTGACGTTGAAGCAGGTGATGATGAAGACGAAGAAAATATGATGATGGCAGGAATTACATTTAGTAGACCTGAGAAATCATATTTATTTAGAAGACTAGGTGGATCAG